AAAGCTAGTGTAGCTAGTGGTGGAGATAACTTTAGTACCTTTGATGGTCGTAGTGCTTCTGCTAGAACTTCACAAAGCTTTACTCACTTTATAACTCACGAAGGTGATACTCAATATGGTGAAGTAATTATAACTGATGAAGGTTCTGGTGTCAAGCCTTTTTATTTTAAAATGACAGGCACAGGAGCATTAAGTAATAGAACTTTTTTTGCTAAAGAAATAACAGTAAGTGGTTCTGTCTTTCCTAAGTTCTGTACTATACACGATAAACATTTAGTAGTTGCTGGTGCAGCTACAGCTCCAAACACTATTTTTTATAGTGGTACAAATGATATAGATGATTTTACTTCTACTGGTTCAGGTAGTATTGTACTAGATGACCAAGTAGTAGGTATCAGAAGTTTTAGGGATGATTTAATTATTTTTTGTAGAAATAGTATTTATAAGTTGACAAACATCAATAATAGTAGTACAATAGCTATACAGCCAATAACACAAAACATTGGTTGTTTGGATGGAAAAAGTATACAAGAGATTGGTGGTGACTTAGTTTTTTTAGCACCAGATGGAATAAGAACATTAGCTGGTACAGTAAGAATTGGTGATGTTGAGTTAGGAACAGTAAGTAGAGCTATACAACCTATTATAAAAAATATAGCAGATGGTATAGGAACTTTTAATTTAAGTACGATTGTAATAAGAGATAAATCTCAGTATCGTTTATATTATGGTAACTCTGCAACTGGTGATGCTTCACAAGGTATTATAGGAACTCTTAGAACTAATGCACAAGGTTTTACACAGTTTCAATGGTCTGAGACAAGTGGAATAAATGCAAGTGCTGCAGCTACTTCTGGATTTGATTCATCAGGAGTTGAGAAATTTTATCATGGTAACTATGCAGGTTTTACATTTAACCACGATATAGGTGATAGTTTTATAAATACTTCACAAGCTACAGTAAACATAAATGCTTCTTATTCAACTCCAGATATAGATTACGGAGACTTAGGAACATTAAAGACTTTACAATATGTAAAAGTATCAGCAACTCCAGAAGGAGATGTAGCTACACAATTAAAAATTCTTTATGATTATGGTTCAGCAGAAGTACCACAACCAGAAGCTTACGATATAGATATATCTAAACCTTCATTATTTGGTACAGCTTTATTAGGTTCAGGATTTACTTTCGGAGCACCTACAGAACCAATTACAAGAGTCACACTACAAGGTAGTGGACATACAAACAGTTTTAAAATATTTAGTGATAATCAAAATTCACCTTACACAATTAATGGTCTATATATAGACTATGTACCTTCAGGGAGACTATAACAATGGCACAAACATATACTAGACAGAGTTCGTTTGCAGATGGCGATACTATAACAGCAGCATTATTTAATAATGAATTTAATCAATTAGTTAATGCTTTTGCATATTCTTCTAGTAGTTCATCTAGTACTGGACACCAACATGACGGAACAGCTGGTGGTGGTGGTAACATTGGTAAAATAGGTGACATAGACTTTTTAAATAAAATAACAGTCAGTGGTAATACTTGGGAGTTCTATGTAGAAGTTTCTAGTGCAGCAGCTAAACAATTAGTTTTACAAGACGGTGCATTAGTACCCAACGCTGACAGTGACTTAGATTTAGGAACAAGTTCATTATATTTTAAAGATGCTTATATAGATTCAATAACTACTACAGGTAATGTAGCAGTAGGTGGTAATTTAACTGTTACAGGTACTACAACTTTTAATGGTGGTACACTTACTTTAGGTGACTCAGCAGCTGACAATGTTGTCTTTGGTGCTGATGTAGATTCAAATATTATACCTGACGATGATGACTCTTATGACTTAGGTAGTTCTTCACAACAATGGAGAAACTTATTTATTGACGGCACAGCAAACATAGATAGTCTTGTTGCAGATACTGCAGATATTAATGGTGGTACGATTGACGGTACTGTTATTGGTGGTGCAAGTGCAGCAGCTATTACTGGTACAACTATTACCGGTACAGCTATTACAGGTACAAGTTTTGTAATTGGTAGTGCTGATATAAGTGAAGCAGAACTAGAAATATTAGATGGTGCTACAGTCACTACAGACGAATTAAACATTCTTGATGGTGTCACATCAACTGCAGCAGAGCTAAACATTCTTGATGGAGTCACAGCTACAGCTACAGAGTTAAACTTAATAGACGGAGTTACAGCTACAACTGCAGAGCTTAACATACTTGACGGTGTTACTAGCACAGCAGCAGAACTTAATATCCTTGATGGTGTTACTGCAAGTGCAACAGACATTAATCTTATAGACGGAATTACAAATGGAACAGTAATAGCAAGTAAAGCTATTATAACAGATTCAAACAAAGACATAACTGGTGGTAGAAATATTACTATTAGTGGTGAGCTTGATGCAGCTACATTAGATATTAGTGGTGATGCAGATATAGATGGAACATTAGAAGCTGATGCTATTACAATCGGTGGAGTTACTTTAGCAGAAACTATTTCTGATACTGTAGGTGCTATGGTTACTTCTAATACTGAGTCAGGAATTACAGTAGCTTATCAAGATGCTGATAATACTTTAGACTTTACAATCGGCACACTTAACCAAGATACTACAGGAACAGCAGCAGTAGCTACAACTGTTACTATTACAGACAACGAAAACACAAACGAAAACAATGCTCTTATCTTTACAGCCGGTGGAGACTTAGACGGTGGTAATTTAGGTTTAGAATCAGACGGGGATTTAAAATATAATCCAAGTACAGGAACATTAAGTGTACCTAATATATCAGTAAGTGGTACATTTAGTACAGTTAATAGTGTAACTATGGATGCTAACAACGCTGTAATCTTTGAAGGTTCTACAGCTGATGCACACGAAACAACTTTAACATCTATTGATGCTACAGGAGATAGAACAATATCTTTACCTAATGTATCAGGTACTATACCAGTACTAGCAGCAGTTTCAGCTACAGCTATTACTTCTACACCAGCTGAGTTAAATATTCTTGATGGAGTTACATCAACTGCAACTGAATTAAATATACTTGACGGTGTAACAAGCACTACAGCTGAATTAAATATTTTAGATGGAGTAACATCTACAGCAGCTGAATTAAACATATTAGACGGTGTAACATCTACTGCAGCTGAATTAAACATATTAGACGGTGTAACTTCTACCGCAGCTGAATTAAATATTTTAGATGGAGTAACTGCAACAGCTACGGAAATAAATGTATTAGATGGTCTTACTGCAACTACTTCTCAATTAAACTCAGCAGTTGGTGGAACTATTAGTGGTGTAGTTATAAAATCTAGTATTACTAACTTTGCAGATAGTATACTTATTAGTACTGACGGTAGTACAGGCACATTAGATGCTGCTTCAAGTAACACCGGTCTAGGTCACGAAGTTTTTGATGACTTAACATCTGGTGATAACAATACAGCAATAGGACATCAAGCATTAACAAAAAACACTACAGGCTCTAGTAATACCGCAATAGGAATAGGTGCTTTAGATGCCAACACTACAGCGAATAATAATGTTGCTGTGGGTGCTAGTTCTTTAACTGCAAATACTACTGGTACAGCAAATACCGCAGTAGGTGTTAATAGTTTAAACGCTAATACAACCGCAGATAATAATACAGCTTTAGGATTTCTTGCTTTAACAGCAAACACTACAGGAGCTAATAACACAGCAGTAGGTAAAGGAGCATTATCAACAGAAACTACTGGAAGCTCTAACACCGCAGTTGGACTGGAAGCTGGTCTTACTCAAAATGGTGGTACAAATAATAGTTGGCTAGGTTTTCAAGCAGGTTCAAGTAATACATCAGCTGACCATAACACAGGTATAGGAAATGCTGCTTTAACAGCAAATACTACAGGAGCAAACAATACAGCAGTTGGTAGTTTAGCTTTAGATGCTAATACAACAGCAGAAAATAACACAGCAGTTGGTTATCATTCTTTAACAGCGAATACCACAGGAACTGCTAATACTGCTGTAGGTATGGAATCTTTAAAAGCTAACACCACTGCTAGTAACAACACAGCAGTTGGTTTAAGTGCTTTGGAACTAAACACTACAGGAGCAGGTAACACCGCAGTCGGTAAAGGGACATTAGATTCTAATACTACAGCTGCAAATAACACAGCCGTTGGTATGAGTGCTTTAGGAGCAAACACTACAGGAACTCTTAATGTTGCAGTAGGTGTTAATGCACTAGATGCAAACACTACAGCAGATAACAATGTAGCAATAGGAGTAGAATCGTTAGGAGCAAACACTACAGGTGCTGCAAATGTAGCAATAGGTTCAAATGCTTTAGAAAACAACACAACAGCTGCTGATAATGTAGCAGTAGGTGCTGCATGTTTGAGTGCTAATTCAACTGGAACAAGAAATACTGCTGTAGGTAGGAATGCTTTAAATTCAGCTGCAACAGTAAATGATAATACAGCAGTTGGACATGATGCTTTGACTGCAAATACTTCAGGTTTTAAAAATACTGCAATAGGTAGTGGTGCTGGAGAAGGCAATACAACAGGAGATAATCTTGTTGCGGTTGGTTTTAACGCAGCAGAAAATACCACTACAGCAGATGATAATACCGCAGTAGGTTCTCAAGCGTTATTTACAAATACTACTGGTGCTAAAAATACTGCTATCGGTACAGGAGCTCTGTATAACAATACAACTGCAAGTAATAATACTGCGGTAGGTGTTGAAGCTTTAGATGCAAACACTACAGGAGCTGATAATGTAGCGGTTGGTCATTTGACTCTAAGTGCAAACACAACAGCTGCAAAAAATACTGCTGTCGGTAAAGCAGCAATGGAATTAAATACAACTGGTGGTGAAAATACAGCACTAGGTTATTCTGCTCTTTACGCTAATACTACAGGTGCTAATAATGTAGCAGTTGGTAGAAGTGCTTTAGCAGCAAATACTACAGCAGACAATAATACCGCAGTAGGTAAAGATGCTTTATTAGCAAATACAACAGGAACAAGACTTGCAGCATTTGGTACATTTACTTTAGATAGCAACACCACCGCTGATGATAATACAGGTTTTGGTTATGCTGCTTTAGCTACTAATACCACAGGTGCTAGTAACACAGCAGTAGGTTCACAAGCCTTAGTATCAAATACCACAGGTGCTTCAAATAC